CTAAGAGCGACCGGTTTATTGTTTGAGTCTCTTTAATGAAGCGCAATGACCAAGGGTCCGGTTAATCATGTTGGATGAGAGAGCGTTGTTCGTTAGAGTCTGCGTTACAAAAGTAAGGCGCCATTCTAACTAACAACAAACAACCATCACATGACCTCTGGAAACCACTTAAGGTATAAATTCACCTAAGCCATTTATGCGAGTTTGAGAGAGAACTCCAAGCAGGTACCTTCTGCTTTATAAGACCTGATGTTAGTGCGATCTATGGATCTACAATAATCAAGAGAACGAAAGAATAACAAAGATTCTTGTTCAGTTCCGGAGTATTGTAAACCACAAAGAAAACAAAAGCCATCAGGCTGGGACTCCCGAGAGAGATACTTCTCGGGCCTACAACATTATTTGAAATGTTCCCAATCTATATTTTGATTCTCTAGTTATAGTTAACTAGGGCACATATTAAACCCTTATGCACAGGTCTCCCCGAGTTTTAAAGACTAAGGTCTTGGTCCCATGAAGGACTCAAGCAGTCAAACCTGGACCAATTGGTCTTCAGGATAACAGGGGGGTAGAGTTTCTTTTGCTCATGCGCCATTTCCTCATCTGACATTGGAGGACAGCTAACGGCACGAGCCGCAGACCATATTTTTGAATTATGAAATAAAGCCTTGTTGATGGATTTTTCTTCACCAACAACCTCGTAAAGATCTTCGAGGGGCAACTTTGCCAACAAATTTACTGTGGCCAATTTATAAAATTGTGACCATTCATCCTCAAGGGATCGAACCTGATCATTCTCATCTATAAATTGCCGGAAGTAGCAGACTTCCTTAGGTAAATCTTTCATAACCAATTCATGCATCTTCCACATTGCCATTTCTTTAGGCAAAACTGGAGTCCACTTTGATTGGTGGTAGTGGAGCTTTATGGCCGTTGCACAACGTCGATCGAGATCTGAAATCTCTTTCGGGTTGTCAACAGGTAAGCCTATTCCACCTAACCACTCAGGGACAAACCAGGGAAGACCTGATATACGGTCCAACTCTTTTTTATTATAGTATATAAATCTTTTCTTAACTTCAAGCCAGTACTCACTTGGACAAGTTCTTTTAAGCTCTCGGGAAATCACACCGAGTTGATGGACCCCCACCTGGGGGCTGTAACCGACTTTTTGTCCGGCTCCAATCCGCTTAAGACCTTTTAACAATCCAAGATTAATATATTTACACTCAACCCACCTATCATTATTCTTTTTGAAAATTGTGGAGTTGATCGTACAAAACTGGTCAGAAAAGTATGTTTTACCAATTGAAGATTCTAAACCCGCAAAAGCACACACCGATTCCCAACAATCACGGAGAATCTTTTTAGGCCCTTTAAGTAGACAATCATCCCCATTAACGATGAGGGGAGCGGGAGTTCCATGACCATATTTTGTGATCGAATACTCCTTACGTGTCTTACGTTTTGAAAGGGAAGCTCCTTCTAGAGCCATCCTACATAGTGCTGCATTAGCTATACAGAGAATAGGAAATGACACAATGGAACCCATCAATTGCCCTTCTGTTTGGGGCATCTCTTTAGTGATGTTTCCGTCCTTATCCTTTTCCACGAAGATGTGCCTAGTGAGTGCACGCAACATTAACGTTCTAAGATCCTTTAAGAAATTCTTTGGATACTTAGCGAGGTCGGACTTAGGGATATTTTCACCTAGTCTAAGCATGATCCTCTCACAGATGGTTTCAGAAACCCATCCATGCAACCTGTTTGTTGATGATACATAATCACCTGATACGGCTTCTTCATCTTCTTCAAGACCCTCTAAAACCCTATTGACATCTGATTCAAGGACATACCGTCCAATCAGTTCAAAAACTGGGTGTTTCTTCAAGGTCTTCCAAAGCCATTTTTGCATAGGTTTAAGAAATGTGTATAACAGAGGTGGTCCTTTCGAAATAACTCGGACCTTGAGTGGTTCTGGAAGTCCGACCGGCATTACATAGGGTTTTTCAACCTTTGCCAATTCATAAATCTTCCAATACTCCTCCTCCCACATATTCTTCAACGGCGTCGGATCAACAATGATAAGAGGCTCCAGTTCTGGTTGTTCAATGCCAGCAATGAAGGACCTATCATACAACTTCTGCTCCTGATCCCCAATCGCCCCATAATGTGAGGCCACTCTTTGAATTAATGGTCGTAATTCAGAACCATAGCAAAGACCATCACCCATTTTCCCGAATGAGCAATAATCATAAACTACAGCAAGAGATCCTAGATTCGATCGCGACATTATATAATTTGCCGACGTACTAGGAAGGAAAGGGTCAACAAATTCCTCATAAGTTATGTATTCCTTATGAAAAACTTCGTCAACCGATCGATTGAGTTCACTAACTATGGCTTCTTTATTAATTTCGAAGCTCCTTTCCGCAATTATGCTAAGGATTCGGTTAGTTTCAGTTACCTTAAGACGTTTCAATGGGGCAAATTTAATTGACTTCGGAGCTTGTACCTTTGGTACTCCGGTCAATTCTGCCACCATGTCTAGTTCAGACTTTATTACCATTGATTCTGGAACGTCGGGAGCAGCCTTCTTGAGCTGCTGAGAAGTATCGACGAAGATACTGTAAGATTGGTCGGAAAGAGATTTCCCCTTTCTTCCATAAACACAAAATGATCTAAGATCAGAGATCTGAACCGAGCTACAAAAGCTCCCAAGTTCTCCCTCATCCTTTAACATAATCTCGTATTTACGACCAAACCCTCCTAGGAGGCATGATGGGGACCAGAGGGCTTTGCCTTTCTCTGTCCATACCAAGTCCGGTTTTTTCGGAATGTCTTGATTCATCACGTGCGCAAAATATGCAGCGAATTTCCATTTAAAGAATTTCGCCCAAGTGCCTTCGCCGTTGATCTTTTCGAGGACACAAATCTGGTAAATAGATCTGTATCTCAAGTGGTTGGTTTTCTGAGACAATATTGCCATCGCAGAGTGTTGCAGAACACCCGTCTTAACCTTAGCCCACTTCTTCGATTCTGGTAGTCCAAATAAAATATATAATTCAATTACAGAGGACACCATATCGGAAATCTTACTCACTTGTGAAGATGATAGTTGATGACAATGACTTAACGCCATAACATCAATATCGTAGTTCCTATTCACGTAGAAACTACCTGCCTTCTCCACAATTGAGGGTGACTTTAAGTCACTGCCTTTTTGGACACTGTTATTCTTACTAAAATTGTTTAATAACATGGTAACACTTCTTTCTCCCAAATGGGACAGGGG